AGAAGTAAAAACTTCTATCAAAGTTGTTGCTGACGAAATGCAAAAGCAAATCGACGCACAAAACGCTGCTCAAAAGAAAGCTGCATCTAAGCAAGTTAAGTTTATGGATGAGGCTATTATGGAAAAACTTGACGGCAATATGGATTTAATGGAAAAGGAAATGAAGTCAGGTGGTAAATTCCGTTTAGATTTAAGCGATGTTAAGTCTATGACTTTATCAGCTTCTTTAACTGGAGATGCTCAAGCGTCTTACGCTCCTAACGCTGCTATCTTACCAAGCCAAGCAGTAAACTTCCGTGATTTAGTACCTACTGTACGTTCAACAAGTGGTTTATATGTTTTCTATAAGGAAACTTCTACAACTAACAACATTGGCGCTCAAACTGAAGGTTCTAACAAAGGTGAGAACAGTTACGCATTAAGCGAAGTAAAAGTTGTTAACGACTACATCGCAGGTTTCTCTACTTTCTCTAAGCAAATGGCTAAATCTTTACCTTTCTTGAGTACAACTTTACCAAGAATGTTGACTAGAGATTTCTACAAAGCTGAGAACAGTGCATTCTATACAACTGTAAGTGGTGCTGCAACAGGTTCAACTACTACATCTGCAACTGTGGATTTAGAGCAATTAGTTGACTATATCGGTAACCAAAAGACTGCAAACTATGTAGCTTCTTTTGCCGTTGTATCTCCAACACAAATGGGTCGTTTATTGAAAGAAACAATCAACGCAGGTTACTACGCTGGTTCAGGTTCAGTAATCGTTAACCCTAACGGTGGTATCACAATTTGGGGTGTACCTGTAATCGCTGCTTCTTGGGTAGCTGATGACAAGGTGTTAATCTTAGATAACAACTATTGTGAGCGTGTTGAGGTTGAAGGTTTAGCTATTGAATTCTCTTATGAGAACGCTAGCAACTTCCAACAAAATATGGTTACTGCTCGTATCGAGTGTTACGAGGACATTAACTTAATGCAACCAAGCTCAGCAATCTTCGCTGACTTAGGTAACGTATAATTTTAAGTTCTACTTATAAAAATTCCCTCACTTTAAAAGGTGGGGGTTTTTTATTTATATTATTGTAAATTTGTAAAAAAGGAATATGTATAATTTCATTATAGATTACACCCAAGCCGACTTAGGCACAATTACGGAGCCTGTAACGGTAGCCGAAGCTAAACAGTATTGTAGAGTAGATAATAGCATTGAAGATGATTTATTTGCTGAACTTATTACTCAATCAAGACAAGCCGTAGAGAAAGCTGCTAATATCAGTATCACACCTAAAACGGTTACATTATGGTTCACTAATAGTGCCGGCAATTTCCAGCTTCCATTTGGCCCAATGACTTCATTTACTAGCTTAACGGATGCAAACGGAAATATATTAGGGACAAACGTTTATAATCTAGTAGGTGGGCAATATCCTAACTTACAACGTCCTTTATGGGCTGATTTAAAGGCTATCTATACAACAGGAATGACAACTGTACCAAAAGAGATTAAGATTGCTATTTTAGATCAAATTAACTACGGTTACGAGAATAGAGGTATGGATGTTGACGATATGGGAATATGCGAAAAAACTTGGAGAGTGTGCCAACGCTGGACACGCACTTCGCCAATACTTTAATATGAGAATAGGACTACATAAAGACAATTACGTTGACGCCAATTCTATGACGCGTAGAATAGGCATTTACGCTCCAACAAGGACTTCGGATGGCGAGGGTGGATATACTACCTCATTTGCGCTTCAAACGACTGTATGGGGCGATTATAGGCCTCAGCCACAAAATAGAGCAATACAAGAAAGCCAATTGTCATTTAATAGATACGCAAAGCTATTTATTAGATACGATATAACAATTAACGATAATTACCAATTAGAGGTCGAAGGGCAACGTTTTACAATCCATTCAATTAAGGACGTGGACAATGCTCATAGATTTTGGGAAATTGAAATGTATGCATAAATGGGTGCTATTACAATAGATATTAAAGGAATGAGTGAGGCTTTGAAAAAATTCGATAAGTACAGTAAAGCAGTACAAACCGAAATCAAAAACGAGGTTAACGCTTCTGCATTAAATATCTACTCAAATGCTAAAAAAATGGCACCTGTAAATTTAAGTACTTTAAGGGGTAGTATGTTTATTGACCCTGTTTCTACATCCCCAAGTCAATTTCAAGTTACTGTTGGCGCAAAGGCTAAATATGCTCCTTACGTAGAGTTTGGAACAGGTGGCAAGGTTTCTATTCCTAAGGGCTTTGAAAGTTACGCTAGTCAGTTTAAAACTAAGACAGGTGGAACGTTTAAGGAAATGTTAAAGGCTTTAATTATGTGGGTAGAAAGAAAAGGCATAGCAAGTGGTAAACAAAGCAAATCGGCTGCTTATATGATTGCTTTAAGTATATTAAGAAAAGGATTAAGACCTCAACCGTTTTTAATACCTGCACTTGAGCAAGAATTGCCTAAACTAAAATTAAGAATAGAAAAAATATTAAAAGATGCTAAATCCTAATATAGAGATAAAAAAATGGTTTGTTACCAATTTGGGAACGGCTACCGGTTTACCTGTTTATGATGGTATGGCTCCGGATAATGATTTAACGGAGTATATTGTTTTAGACGGTAGAACATCAAGCCAAGAACAAGGCAAATCAGGATATACAAACTCAAACGTAATCATTGTTGACATAATAACAAAAAATGCTAACTTTGGCTATAAACGTTCGGAAACAATATCTAATTTGGTATTGACTGCGATAAATTCGGATACTAAAATAACGCTTCCAAGTGGTTGGACTTCAACCAGCTTATTCGTTCAAAGTATCACAAATTTAGACGGTTTAAATCCTTTAGACAATGTATTTAGAACGCTTATAACATATAATTTAACAATAACACAAATTCAATAAAAATGGCAGAAACTAAAGTATCGGGTAGAGACTACCTATTATTAGCAGACATAGACGGCAACGCTACATTTAAGCCTGTTGCTTGTCTTACTTCTAACAACATCACTTCATCTTTAAACGTGATTGATGCAACTTCTAAATGTGGCGACCAATTTCAACCAGGACCAGCGTACACACAATCAATTAAGGCAGACGGTTTTGCAATCGACCAAACCGGAACGGCTTCTAAAGACAGTTACAATCAATTGTATTCTGCATTTATTGCCGGCACTGTATTTGCAATTAAAATGGGCGAGGCTACACCTGTTGCAGGTAACGTAACTTACTCAGGAGACGTTTTCATTTCAGCATTTGACGTTAACGCAGCTGATAAAGAAGATGTTAAGTTTAGTGCAACTTTCACAGTAGCAGTTCCACCTTTAACTCAAACAGTAACAGCTTAATAAAAAACAACAACAACTATGTTCGAACTAAAACTAAACAACAAAACAATCCCCTTGAAGTGGGGTACTTGGGCAATGCGTGAATTTTGCTTAGCAAATAACATCGGTATTGACAAGTATTTTGAACTATTAGGAAGAACGCAATTTGATTTAGACCTCGTTGTAAAAATGATACATATAGGTTATAAGTCAGCTTGCGTAAGTAACAAACAAGACATTGAATATACTGAAAATGATGTTTGTGATTGGATTGATGAAATAGGTGGACTTTTTAATCTTGATGGGCAGTTTATAGAATATGTTAAGTATATCATTTCGACTACTGTAACAACTGTTCAAGGGACTGTTAAGGAAGAAAAAAAAAAGCCTAATAAAACTAAGTTGGGATGATATTTTAGTTAAAGCCGCTGAATGCGATATAAGACCCAATGAGTTTTGGGAAATGACTTGGAAAGACTTTTCTATTATTGTAATGGGAAAGGAAAAGAAAGAGTTAAATGAATGGGCGAGGACTAGAAACCTCGCCTATATTATATACCTAAGTAACACGGCTGAAAAGTCCCCTAAATCGCTTAGATCATTTTGGCACATTCCACAAATTGACGACGTGGAAGAGGTTGAAGAAAAAACAATGCTAACGGAAGAACAACTAGCAAGGACTTTAAAATTATATGGAGTAAACTAATATAAAATGGCTACGGAAAATTTAGAGATAATCATTGGTGCAAATACGCAAGACTTACAAAACGGTTTAAACCAAGCCTCTCAATCAGTAACTAACTTTGGCAATGCAGTAAAGACTAACACAAAGCCAACTGCAGACGCAACAAATGCTTTAGGTAATTTATCAAGGGTTGCTCAGGATGCTCCTTATGGATTTATGGGTATTGCGAATAACATTAACCCATTATTAGAAAGTTTTCAACGATTAGTAAAAGAAAGTGGCGGTGTTGGAAATGCACTTAAATCAATGGCATCGGGTTTAATGGGGCCAGCAGGTATTGGACTTGCCGTTGGTGCAGCTACATCATTGATAGTAGCATTTGGAGACGAGATAATTGAAATGTTTGCAAGCGTTTCCGAAAGTGATAAAGCATTTGCTAAATTAAGAGATGCTTTTGAGGAAAACTTAAAAAGTGTAGGAAGTACAATAGCTTCCGACCAAGCATTGTTGGTTGTTATTAATGACATAAATCAATCTACTGAGGCAAGAAATGCAGCGTTAAAGAAATTAAAAGAAGAGCATAAAGGTTATGATGAATTACAAAAAGCCACAATTAATGATACTGACGCTTTAAGAGAAATGACTGATAGGCTTTCGGACGCACTTGTAAGAAAGGCTAAGACGGAAGCAATTGCAAAAATAATAGGAGAAGAGTATGCTAAACAAGTAAGACTTCAAACGGCTTCAGTAGGCGAACAAATAAATAATTTAGGTACCGTAGATAAAATATATGCAGTTTGGAAGGGTACAATAACTAGCCTAAACGTTACAAGTGCTGCAAATACTGCAATAGAAAATGCTAAAGGGCCAGCATTAAAAAAGAATGCTGAAGATATTAAACAAACTACTGAGGCTTTAGATAAATTAGATAAGAAATATAAAGAATTAACAAGCGAACAATATAAAAAAGGAGACTTTAATTTAACAGGTACAACTGCACCAAAAGC